CCCGCCGCAGTCCTTCGCGCCGGGATTCTGTTTTGCTGTGGAAAAACGCATAGGGTCAGTGCTTCGCCCCTCTGAGCTTGTCCACGGAGAGAATGCCGCCG